CCCGGCAATTCCAGAAATGAATCGCGAACCGGCGTTTACCGCGTTTGCTGCCATGTTGGCGACCCACGCGATGACATTTGTGATGACCGTCGACAGAAACGCCGCGATGTTGCCCGGCAATTGCGCGAACCATTGCACCAACGTGTTGATTGCGTTCGGCAGGTCGACCGTGAAGAACTGTACGACACCGGTCACGAAACCCGAAATGTCCTCATACAGCTGCGCGAAACCGGTGATCACAAACGCGACGACTTCTGTAATGGCCGCAAACAGCTTGATGGCCGTACTGATCGCCGCCGCGAGCCCGACACCGATAAGGTTCGCGATGAACTCGAGCAAAGGCTGTGCAGTCTGGATAGCCCCGAAGAAATCATTGAAAGCAGGCGATAGCGTGTCGATCGCGGGGAGCACTAAATCGTTGACGGCATTACCGAAAGTCGTGACGCCAGAACTGATCGCGCTGAAAACGCTGTCTGCGGCGTCTGCCCCCGGCTTCAAATTGTCGTTGAATACGCCTGCGAGCTTGCCGACGACTTTATCGACTCCTGCGAACGCGTCACGCATCGGCCCTTGCACGGCTTCAGGCAAGACATTAATGAGTGCGTTGCGGAGGTAGAGGCCGACACCAGGCGCATAGTCTGCAACCGTCTGGCCGAGGGTCGTCATGATCTGGCCGACCCTTGGGATGATGTTCTTGCCCGCAATGACGACAGACTGGACGAGCTGATCAGTCAGGCCTTCCATATCAGCGTCCTCATTGCCGAGGCCGGCAAGCCAGTTCTCCCATGCGGCTTTTGCCATATTGACAGAGCCCTCGATGGTAGTCGCTGCCTCTTCCGCAGTCGTACCTGTGATGCCCATCTCGTCTTGCACGATGTGGATGGCCTCGACGATGTCGGAATACGAGTCGACAGAGAAATCGCGCACTTTACCTTGTGCTGCCGAGAACTTCTCGGCATCTGCGAGCAGACGTTGCAGCTCTGACTTCGTGCCGCCATAGCCGAGTTTCAGGCTGTCGAGCATCTCGTAATTACCGCGCGACAACGACATATATGCTTCTTGGACGGTCTCAAGTGACGTGCCCATCTTGTTGGCATTGTCACTCATGTCCGTGATGGCGGTGTTGGCCATGTCTGCTGCGGCCTCAGTGTTGCCGCCGAGCGAGCTGATCAACGCCGCCGCGAACGACGTCGAGATCTCCATATAACGGTTGGCGGATACACCGGCCGTCTGGTATGCATTTGCGGCATACTGCTGCATCTTGCCCGACGAGGCTTTGAACAGGGTGTCGATACCGCCAACTAACTGCTCATAATTCGAATATGCGTCGAGTGCTGTCTTGCCGATGGCGACCGTCGCAGTACCGACTGCCGCCACGGCCGCAACGCCGGCTTTAGCAGCGATGCCCAATTTGTTTTTGATGCCGTCGCCGATCTTGTCGACCTCGCCGGATGCCTGGTCGTCGCATGTGATCTTGACGGCGAGGTCGAGTAGATTCATACGACCACCAATCCCGCCCTTGTTGTGACATCCGCCACTACTGCGGCGGCGTCGATATCTTCATATACTTTGGGCCGGACTTGGTCGTACCATCGGCGACCGATAAACTTTTGCTGGCCCATGAGGTATAGGGAGTCGGTGACGTATACCTTAAACGCCATCTCGTCCCGTTCTTTCCTATAGCGGGCCAGTGTGAACTTGACGAATGCGTCGGCCCTTAGAGGACCTCGAAACTCTCCAAGGCAGAGCCAGGCGCACCTGCGTCCTTCCCCGTCTCCGACGATGATAAAAAATTGAGGAACGCATCGTCAGTCACGAGCTCCATGACGTCGGTGAACAGCTTGGGAAAATCGAGCGATGCCGCATACTGCTCAGGGGTCACGCCCTCAATTGCAGCCATGATGGCGATGATGTCGGCCTTATGGCTTTTGAGCAAAATGGGCAGGCCCTTGCACATGCGCTTCGCGAAGAAATCGCGCGCCTCCATGCCATCGGGTACGGCTTCGCGCTTAAACATTGCGGCGACGTCCTTGTCCTGCACCATATTTGCGATGGGGTCGATGATGTCGGCGATGACGTCGAGCACGCGGTCGCCCTTGATGTCACTGAGTTTCATTTAATTTCCTCCTTCAGGCTATGCCTACTTATCAGCCGAGCCGGCTTTGATGTAGAGCTCAAACGGGACGGTGTCGATGTTTTCACTACTGTAGTGGCCAGTGTACTCGAACTCAAACGTGCCCTTCGCCTTGTCCCCGGACTGGATCTTGAAACCACCGGTCGACAATGCGTTGATGAGCTTGATCGCGATGAAACCGGCCTTGCCGGCAGACGAACCGTCTTCATTGATGTCAGAATAATCGCCGACCCACCAGATGTTTTTGAAATCTTGGGCTTCGACAGAGTTGCGGGGCACGACCTTGGTCGAGTCGTCGCTCGCAACAGCAGCAGTGCCGATGACAGATGTCGCGACATTCGTATCCATCGTGACAAACGAGCCGGACATCTTGGCTTCCCAGCTGTCGAGCTTCTTGAGCTCTTTAGTGTTCTTCGGGCAGTTGTCGATGTCCTCGCCGAAATCGGTGAATGACGGCGTGGCCTCGAACGACACGCCGCCGCTCGTTGCGCCGATGATGCTGGACGCACTGAGCTCGCCAGTTGCAGGGTCGAACTCAGTGGTGAGGATACCGGCATTGAGCTGGAGCTTCTTGAAAGTATCCGTAGGAATCTGTGTGAACTTAGCCATTTAACTTGTCCTCTCAAAACGAGGTGATAAACTCTGCCGTCACATTGATATGGCGGCGCTTGATCTTATCATCTGCTGTGTCACCCATGCTCTGGCAGAACGGCGAGCCTTTTTTCAGTATGACACCGCCGCCGTCACATGGGATACACTTGCAGCCGATTAGTGCCTTTGAGATTTCACGCGCTTTCGCATTCGGCTCCGCCTCGGAGTCGCCACGATACCAAATGTCCATCGACAACGCGACTTCCCCGCCCCAAAAATCATCGACTGCGAGCTCGTATGTGATATACGGGAATTCCGCGTTATCGGGTACAGAAGTCGCGGCGTGCGCAGGGATACCGAAGCCGGCCATGAAATCGTAAACCGCTGCAGCCGGTGTCATGACAGGCTCCATTCCTCAGCGCTCACCTGCTCAAAACTGAACGTTGCGCGATCAGGTGTCTTCATGTCGTCCCCATTGGAAGTCACACGGAATACTTGGCCGTCACTGACACGCTTGAAAACGTCATGAAATTCGAGTCGCGCATTTGTGTCGGTAGTCACCGTGTAGACGTTCGATACGCCCTCTTTTTCAGCGACGCGTGCCGCCAGGGTGGTGTCGCGGACGATAGCCGCATCGAAGGTGGCACCGTCAACCCACGTGGTCGTCCACCCGCCTTCACCGTCGCTCACGCGCTTCTTCTCCATGAGCACGCAAGGCTCTTTGAAAGTATCAATCAACGTCATGGCAGTTTCCTCCAACGATTGAGGCGTCGGCGAAATGCGTCTTGCCATCGCGCCGGCATGCCGTCGGAAGCAGTGGCCTTCGTATACGAATACCCGCCGAACGACTCAGAAGTATATGCAGAGTCGGGGTTGGCCTTGCGCCACGCCTCGATTTCGGTCGCGATGTCAACGACCGCCTTCGGCACGGCCAGTGCCCACACCTCACCATCGAATACCTCATCGGTGAGGTCCGACGTCGAGTACTGGTGCAGGCCGTCATTGAAAACGCTGCCGACGATGCGGTAATACTGGCCCTTCTTGACGAAGCCATGCGGGAGGGTGAGCTCGCCGTCCATGACGGTGAGCTCACCTGCGAGGTAATCGCATTCGAACCAATTGTGGATCTCGGCGAGCAACTCCTCCAGCATGTCGACTCCTTAGGCAGTCTTCGGCGCGGTGATGATGCCCTTCATGTGGCCGGCCTTCAGCGTGTTCTTGAGGGCGACGCCCGCGACGAGCTCTACCTCGCCCTTCTTGACGGCACCCGGGAGGGTGAGGTCAGGCATGTAGGACGTGATGACCTTAGTGCCGGTTGGGGAGATGCCATGGAAGGCATCGAGGCCGAACTTGACGGCATAGATGTCAGAAGTGCCGAAAGTGCCGGAACCGGCTGCGGTGTCGGCGACGATGTCGACGGTCTTGGTGCCGTCGTAGAACTCGCCGGCGTCCATGAGCGCGATGCCGTTATACGTCTCGACACCGCGACCGAAATCGTCCTTAGTGACGTCATAATAACCGGCACGGCGGGCGATACCGCGGAGCTTGGAGAGCATCTTGCGGTTCATGAGCAGCATGTCGGGCATGCCGTCGAGGCCGGAGATGAACTCATCGAGCTCGTCGAGGAACTGGTTGTAGTTGGCCGTCACATTCTCGCTGGTAGACAGGTCCGCAGTGGCGGTGTACTCGGTGGAAGAGCCGGAGAGCAGCTTGTTGAGGCCGTCAAAAGTACCGGTAGTCTTACCGGGTGCAGCAGTACCGGTCGTGGTGCCGTTAATCACACAGTGAGTAAAGAAGTTGGCAGTTGCCTTGATCTTCTCGTCGGCCTGGAACACGAGCTCGTCGATGGCGCCGGAAGTGTCCTGGATGACACGGTCGACCTCGAAGGCGCCGCCCATGATGATGGCCTGCGTGGTCTTCTTCTCACGCTTGGCCTCGTTGGCGGTGTACTCGGAGTTGATGGCACGGACGGCGGCAGTGGAAGGCGTCTTCAACTGCGTATAGCCGTAGACGAGCGTGGAGCCGCCGGTACCGGGGGAGATGGCGTTGTCGAAAGTGAGGCGGTCGAGGAGCAGGGAGGATCGACGGAACATGTCGACGATCTGCTGGTCGACCTTGTCGGCCATGCCGACCTTGGCCTCTGCGAGGGTGATAGGCATAATTGCCTCCTTTAATCGGTGTTCTGCTTGGTGTACTTCTGTCGCAGGGCGTCACCCAGCGACTTCGGTTCTGCCGCGCCGTCGCCACCACCTGCAGGCGGCGTATCGACATTCGCGGGCTTCTTATTAGTGGTCGGGATGAAATCGGACCACTCGCCTTTGACCTTCTCCGTGACCTTGTCGGCGTCCTTGATGGCGCCGTCCTCGACCACGATGTCGGACAGGTCGGCGACACGCATCACGGCATCCATACGCTTGGGGTCGACACCTGCATCGGTGAGCAGCTTGCGGTACAGCGATTTCTTCTCGCGGTCGGCTGCAGCCTTAGCGGTGTCTGCCTTGAACGCCTCGAAATCGGCGTGCTCCTTCTCGAACTTCTCCTTGAAACCGTCTGCCGGCTTGGCTTTGAGCTCCTCGAGCTCCGCCTCAGCCTTCTTCAGTCGGTCCGCGGCATCCTTGAGCCCATCGCGCTCGTCCTTCAGCGCGTTGACGGTCTCAGTGTGTGCGTCGATGATCTGGTCGATCTTCTCGTCTTCGATCCCCATGGATCGGAGGAGTTTGCGGGTAAGTGCCATGGTGTTCGCTCCATTCCTTCGGACTCTGGGGTACGTGCTTCGACCCCATACTGCGTAGCGCATTGCTTCGCGCATTTAACATAAATAATACCAGGTTAACTGCTGCCGCCTAGTGCCTTTTTCAGCACTTGTCGGTATTGTGCGCCGTGTTCGGAAGCCGCGGGCCTCAGGAATGGCTGCGCCTTCTGGCGTGAAGTGCCTAGCTCGACGTACGGCGCATATTTGACATTCGTGCCGATGTACACGGCGTTATCGCCGGCATCCACCTCGTGTGTGATCGACGCACGAAGGTTACCGGTATCGACCGGGCATTTCTTGGCCGCATAGTTCTCGGCCAAAAGCCCGATCTTCTCGAGCGCGACACCGATAGCTGAATCAATACCGTCAACTACCTGCTCGGTATTGTCTTGCTTTACCGATACACCACTGGCCATGTCATGCCTCCTCTTTGACGTAAAACGGGCAGTCGGCGCCGTCGAAGTATACGGCATCTGGCTTGATGTTGCCGAGGCGGCGCTCATATGCCATGCAATATGACTTGTCAGGCGAGTCCTCCCACGGCGCCGGGCCGTGTGCATTCGCACACGTCCGGCATTTGCGGGGGTTACGCTTCAGGCAGCCAAACGAGTCGTCGAGCTCGAGGTTTGATACTTTCTGTTTCTCAGTCGCCATGGTACTCCTTACTTGTATTTGCTCTTCGAGCCCGTCCATTCTGCGGGGTCTTGTTGGAACTTATCATAACCCTGTTCGGGGTGCAATTCCATCACGACATGCATCTTGCCGTTGTTCTCCCTGTAAACGTCGGTCACGGTGTAGTAACCACCGCGCTGCAGGATCATTTCCGACTCCTGGCCAAAATGGTTCTGCTTCTTCTTGCCGTCCCAGTCATTGTAGTTTGTTGCGCCAGAGAACGCACTGAATGGCTCAGCATACATCATCTCAGACCCAGCAGGGCAATAGATCTCCATTGCGACGGGTTTGTTACTGAAACCTTTGCCCGTCGCCGTGCCGGTCGACACGAATGACTGGATACGGTTCGACGTGCCGATGAGTGATTTAAGGTCATCGGTACTCATATCACCCAACTTCGATGCACTCTTACCGAAGAACGACTCCATGGCGTTGTAGTCGCATCCACGCACGACCCACGCATCGTGGTCATATGTCGACTTCTCGATAAGCGATGTCATGTTGCGGATCGCCGCGCCCTTGCCTTCGTAATCGATCCAAACGTCGCCCGGGCCAACATAGAACTTCTTCTCCCACCCTGTGCCGGATTTGCTATACGGTTTGCGGAAGCCAGACAACGGGCGGTTCCAAGCACCAGAGGAGGCAGTATAGCCGTAAATACCCTTGCGCTCTGCTGCGGTTGCTTCGCGCCAGGCCTTGCCGCTTACACCTCGGAAGTGCTTGTCTGCCTCGGCCGACGAATCGAACTTCCACGCATTCGCCTTACGCTCATCGCTGAACGCCGAGTCTTCGACGAGCCCTAAGTCGACCATCTGCTTATGGATCGATTGGCGCTTGAGCTTCAACGCCGCCATATTGTCGATATGTGCCTTGTATGCCTGGCCTTGCTTATCGAAATCTTCCGTATCGTCGATGAGCGTTTGCCACTTCACAAGCGCGGCATCATCGCCGGCATCCATGGCCTTGGCGACTTGCTCCTCGAAATACTCGAGTTTCTTGCCGATCGCGTCTTGCTTCATGTCCCAGTCGGCGAGCGTCACGGGGTCTTTCCAGATACCCGAATATGTCTTATCGGAACTCTTCATGAGCTCTTTCAGCACGTCGATCTCGTTGTCGACATCCTTCAACTGGCTGTCGAACGAATTCGCGAGCTTCTGCTCTTTCGTCAGCTTCTCTGCTTTCCATTCCTCATAACTCATCTTGCCGAGCTTGTTTGCCCGCTCGACCTCGTCGTACTCCATATCGCCGATAACGGGTACGAGCGTACAGCGGCAGTTGTAGACCTCAGAGGCAGGTCCGTCAGGGTCACCGGGGTACTTCAGCCCATTACTGAACTCGGCGTCGAGCTTGACCACTTCGCCGTCGAGGTGGCGATGGCTGCCGCGCGTACGCGAGTCGAGCGCCGCCAACCATTGCTTTTCGACATCGATACCCATACCGGCGGCGCGCTCGTAGCCCTTGAGCTTACCGAGTGAGTGTGCACTCGTCATGGCAGTGCGTGCCGCCTTCATAGCTGCGCGCTGGTCCATAGCGGCGATACCGGCGATCGAGGCGGCGAGTTGCGGGATCGTCTGCCCCTGCAGCACTGCCTGCGTCACAGCAGACGTGACGTGGCGGCTGTTCCATGCTGTGTCTTTCGCCTTATCGAATGCTGCTTGGGGGAGCAGGTCGGGCTCGTTCGCAACGAGCTCCATGACTGTGTTCTTGTTGTACAGCGTGAACGACGTGTTCGCCTTGGCGCCGTGCTCGATCTCATACGTCGCGAAGTTCATGCCTTCCGCATACACACCTGCCGGCACTTGGTTGACGTAAGCCATCGCCATCTTATCGGCGGCGGTGAGGTCCTGCGTCAACGCCTGCTTGAGTGCCTTGAGTTGGTCATTATGCAATGCCTGGTCCTTACGCCAGGCCTTGTACGCCTTCGCGTCCTTCTTGCCGGCTGCGACGTCTGCTTGCCATTTCGCGTCATCGGTCGCGAACTCCTTGAGCGAGGACTCGATGCGGGAGGTCATGCCGTCGATCGCATCGGCATAGGTGAGCTGCAGCTTCCCCTGCAACTCCTGCGCCTGCTTCTCGATCAATTTGGCCTGGCTGTCCTCCTGCGACTTCGCCGCCTTCGCCGCGAGTTTCTTGCCTGCCTTGCCGGCACCGTCTTTCGACTTGTAGCCGTTCTTGAAAGTGCCGTCGGGCATCAGGTAGCCGTAAGTGCCGTCCGTGAATGTGTTGACGGTATAGCCGCCCTTGTCCTCACTCTTCAAGACCTGAGGGCCTTTCGGCTCCGTGGCGGTGAGCTTGGCAGCGGCTTTCTTGGCGCCGTCTTTCGACTTATAGCCCTCCTTGTGCTTACCGCCGTCCGTCATGTAGCCGTAAGTGCCGTCTGAATACGTGTCGATCTGGAAACCATCAAAATATTGCGTCTTGGTGACAGTCGAGTCGGCAGGGGTGTCATCTTCGATGAGCTCATACCCGCCGAACTCAAGTGCAGCCTTTTGTGCCTTGAGGATGTCCGGATATATAGCATGCGACACATAGCCTGCTGACGTGATGTACTGGTACCCACCACCGGCCTCCGATATCCCGATTTCAAATACCGAATGGATCTTTTTCACGGTAGGACCACCTTAAATACTAAAGCATGCCGTCATCGTCATCGTCATCGTCGCCATCGCCTTCATTTCCAGCAAGCGCGGTGGTGTTCACCAGCGTGCCCATGCGCTCCTCGTTTTCGGCGTCGAGGCGTTCTTTGATCGCCGGCACCTCATTGGGCGAGATGTTCGGCAGCTTGCGCAGGACCGTCTCGTGGTCGAGGTACGGGGCCTCGCTCATGACCATATCGACCTGCTCTTTCTGGTTGCTGATGCGTGTGCGCTTGAACACAGGTGCGTCGTCAATACCCATGAGGGCGAGCAGTTGCTGCACGAACTCGGAGACTTGGTATTCGAAATCGCTCGCCTCCTCATCCATGGGCTGGTACGCCGCATCGATGTGGTCATTAGTGGCGCCCGCTGCTACCGTATGCACATCGAGGGCGCCGAAGTCCTCGTAGATTCCGTCGCGGATCGACTGCAGGTACGCCTGGCGTGCGGCGTACGGGATCTCCTGGGTATACGCCTGCGCGTTGCCGCCGTCATCGGAATCGACGAGCGCGACGTGGTTGATCTTCAGGCGGTCGAGGAACTTCTGCAGGTCCTTATCACTCATGCCGCCCGCATTCGACACGAGCCAGTAGATCTGTGCACAGTCGGTGAGGTCGTTCGCGAAGCCGCTGCGGATGAGGTCGTAGCTGTCGATCGCCTGGCGCATGCCCACGAGCGTCGACTGGTGGAGCTTCGAGCCCCACATCGGCACCACGGGCAATGCCGAGTAGTTCTCGCCGCCGATAACCTGCTCGATGCCGTCTGCCGGCGTATAGCTCGTCTCCTCGATGTAAGGCCGCTTCTCGTCGACCGCTTCGAGGCGCTCGCTCGTGGAGCCGTTCGCGTCTTGGTAGCTCTGGTAGCGGGTGTAGCCGTCGGCCTCGTAGAGCACGACCTGCATCGGGCGCGACTGGTCGATACGCCAGAAGCGGATGCCTGCCTTGAGCGTTCCGTCATACTCGTCCCAGAGTGGTACGAACTCGGTCAGCGGGAAGACGAACATGCGGTTGAGGTTCCAGAAGCCGAAGCACACGCCGTGAATGAGCGCGTCGTATGCGAGCGTGCGCAGGTCGTGGTCGAAATGCTTGCCGAGCTTCTCCTTGGTCTCGTCTTTCTTACCCACCTCGTCGACATCGATGAACGAAACGCCTTGGCCGAGCGAGTACATCGTGCGCTGGGTGTTCAGGCGGTGGAAGAAATTGCTGGCGATCTTGTTATTGCTCGCTGTGAAGTCCACGAGCTTGGACCCTGTGATGTCGAAGACTTTCTGCACGTATATGTTGATAGTCGTGTTCTCCTGGCGGTCGTACGCATCGGCCATGCGTGCCGTGCGGTATGCCTTGCCGGCTTTGTGCCGCTCGATCGCCTCCAGTACGAAGCCCTCGCGGTTGGCGTCGCCCGCCTCCACGAAGTCCTGGTACGTGAGCATGCGCGACTTGTCGTCGCGTACCTCGTCCCATCTCATAATGCGAACCTCCTAGGCCCCTCGTCTGCGCCGCCCATAAACGGCGACTCGTATACCATGTCGCGCGGCTTGTACACGCGCTTTGTCCTCACGAAATACCTCAGCGCATCCATGCCGTGGTCGTCGACCTTGACCGGCTTGTCTTGATCAGCCTTATCATCCCATACATAGCCTGTGAACTCGCGCGCCAATTCGGCGAGTGTGTCGCCGATTTTAACTTGACCCAACTGCATCGCCGATGCGGTATCACGCACGCCGTCGTCTACATCGTTATCTGCCTTCCTCACCTTGAAGCCGCCGCGCTTGCGCAGCTGTGCGATGAACGACGATGCACTGGGGTCGACTATGACCTCGACCTCGGTGTCTTCAGGTGCGTCATCAGTGAATACCACCAAGTCGTCGACATAGTCGGGGTCTGCCTTCTGCCTGCCTTCCTCGCGACCAGAATAGCGGTACTCGCCGACTGCATGCCAGGTGCCGGCAGAATCGAGCAGCCATTTGATCGCATGGAACGGGTTCTGCGTGCCGTAGTCGATACTGATGCAGTAACCGCGTACGTCTCCCGGCTCCACGGACGACCATGTCGGTTCCTGCGCATCCTTCCAATTGGGGTACACGAGGCCTTCGGCCTTCGCCCACAGGCCCCTGATGTACCGGTCGTAGTACACAGTGCCGCGGTACTCCGCCTTGAGGCCCGCGACATAGGCCTTCGGCAGAAACGGGTTGTCGTCGATCGTGTACCTCTGCACGAACATGTCGATTCCCGGGTCTGCCTCGCCTTTGTCGATGAATCGCTTGAGCCAATGCGTGGGACCTGCCGGGTTGCATGCGCCGTGGCATTCGCTGTACGGCAGGGAGAGTCGGCTCTTGAGCATCTCGAATACGTCCGGGTGGATATCGCAGATCTCGTCGCAATACGCGAACTTGACCTCTGAGCCACGTAACTTCGATACCTGGCCTGCGTTCTCGGCACCGATGCAGTACACTCGCTCGCCGAAGATCTCGCACCAGTTGCGGGCATTGATGTCGCCTACGAACTTATCGCCCCACATGTCACGCATCGGTGTCAAGACGTTGCGCTCGATGTTCTCCTTCGTGGCGCCGAGGATCAACGCCAACCCCTTCTTGCCACGCAGCTTGATCAATCGGTCCGGGATCGTGTACTGCACCGCCAGGTGGCTCTTGCCGGAACGCACGGCACCTGTGGCGAGGTTCCAGCGGTGGTGCGCCTCGCGGACGTATTCGGCCTGCTTACGCGTCAGCCTTATCTCCATCAGCCGCCTCCTCGATCTGCACGAGCACGTTTTTGACGTCGATGATGTCGCCGTCGTCGGTCGGAAGCTGCGGTTGCATCGATCTCCAGGCGTCACCACGTCTATTGAACAGCCACATGGCTATCGCCTTCACGTCGGCCGGCACATGTTTCTTGACTTTCCTGGTCAACACTTCCTGGCCTGTGTCGGGGTCAAGCGCCCAAGTCTCTTCGAAATAGTCATACCCGAGCGCACGCCTGAGCAATGCGCCTTCCACCTGGCCGTCTACGAGGTCCTCGGTGATGGTGAGCGCCTTGTCGAGCTCAGGCGACTGTTGGCGCCATTTCATGAGCGTGGTGTGCGCGACGCCGATCTTGTCCTCTGCGATCGCCTTCACTGAGAGCCCTCGGCGCCTCCAGTCGTTGATAAGCTCGATGCCGTCCTCGCCGAGCCAATAGCGTTTCCGCTGTATCGCGTTGTTGAATTTGATGTAAGGCAAAAATATCCCTCCTCGTCTATCGGAATATATTTTACAACGCCTGGCGGGACCGTTTAAATGACTGCTTGGCTGTGCATAGTGTGTATACTGGGTATATGCGGTATGCACAGTCAGGTGTTCGGGGCCTTTCAGTCTGCGCGACTGTATATATCGTATATACACACCCTTCAAAAATCGAAACGCCCTCATATGTTCACCGAGGTCAACATATACACCCTCGACTACCTGTCACACTGATGTCACACATGTGTCACACCGCTTTTTTCGATTTATCTGCACCGTGTGACAGGTAGTCTCGACAAAACACGATGTAGACGCATGTTTTTGCAACTACCTGTCACACTGTCACACTGACATGCTCCCCTATACCCCTATATTTTGAAAATATATACTTATAAAATGGTAGATATACCTATAGAAAATATCTAATATAGGGGCGGCCTGCTGTTTGCCAGTGTGACACTTGGGTACCCAACAATTTACCTACGTCGCGTTTCGCCATCTACTACCTGTCACACAGGCCTAAAAGCAGTGTGACAGGTAGTGTGACAGTAACTTGCACAATGCGCCGCCGCATACCCATCTACGTCGCGTTTCGCCATCTACTACCTGTCAACCACGCAGATAAATCGGAAAGTGCCATTTTCGGCCAGAAGATATGAAAAATGCCCCGAGGCGGATCTATGCCTCGGGGCCCTGCAAGCACACGCGCTAAGCCAAAACTACGCCTTCTACATATGCTACAATCGTTCTCTGATACGTTTCTGTGCTGCCTTCACTCCTCAAACCCAGGACAGCAGTTGCCTTCGTTCGTGACTGCATCCTCGACCGCCGCGATGATGTATTTCGGCGACCGGCGCTGCGCTCCCTGGAGTTGCGCGATCGCATCGGCCAGGTCTACCTCACAGATGCAGCAGTCGAGTTCGTCCGATTCGATACAGTGCCTGCATTCGCTGCAGTAACGGCGCTCGCCGCCATATGCACGGTCAATGTCGTCGTCGAGGCACCCCGGCGGCAGGTTGTACCCGCTGATGGGCTCGTTCTCAATCATCGCCCTGCCCCTTCCGGTTCGCATTTCTTGATGAATATGATCGTCGAATCGCAGTTCCCGCAATGGTATTTGACCTCACGCGAGAGCGGCTTGCCCTTCTCGCAGATGAATACCCGGCCGTTGGGGATATGCCCTGCGTGGGGGTCGATCCGCTCACCGCAATTCGGACATTTAACTTCTATCATCTTCTACCACCTCCGCGCGGCACTCCGGGCAGTATGTGAAATCTTCCGGGTCACAGTCTGAATCGCCGTATGTAAACGCCTTGTACCCGCACCGGCTGCAATGGAACGACCTGTAGTCATTCGAGAGGTTTCGGCATGTCGGGTTGTCGGGCCGGTCGATCAGGTCGGCGAGCCGCTGGAATATACTGCCGTCGAGGCCAAAGGTGGCATCGCGGATCATGTTGAGTACCGATGCCTCATGTGCAATCGTGCGGTCGAGGTCCTCATCGTCGACGATGTGGTCGAGTTGACGCAAAGTATGCACTACTCGGCGGCGCTTTTCATCAGTAATCATTTGCCTTCACCCCTCAGCTTGTTGATACGGGACACGATGTCCTTGCACATATTGACGGTGCAATCCCCTGCGTAGAGCTTACATTCGGCGCACTTCTTACCGATATTGCGCGCGTAGGCACACACCGGGTCCTCGAGATCGGGAGAATCTCCGCAAACCTCGACCGCGTGCAGGTCTTCGTCTAACTTCTCCCAGCTATCGGGCTCGGCGAGATGCATGTCGCTTACTGCGAACAGCGAAGTGCCAGTTATGAATTTCACTCGCCATATACCGGTGCAAGTATCGGTACGAATGACATACATGAATGACTTCACGAAGTTCTTAAAACCGTACCTGTCGTACAGCACTTCGGTATCAAGCGGAATCTCTTGCCCGTCGGCATCTTTAGGCAACTCGATATTCATTTGTCTTCACCCCTCAGGTTGCGGATGCGCGACGCCACATCTCGCATGACTGCGTCTGCGCAGGCGTCATCGCGCGCCGGGCAAGACATGCAATCATCGCCTAATTCGTGAAAGTAGTGACAGGGGCCGTATGTTTGCCCATCATCGAACGCAGTCAAGTCCTCCTCTAGCTGTTCCCAACTGTCGGGCGGTGTGAGGTACGTGAGCTCGGGGTCGAGCTTTCCAAATGTATCTGTCGCCACTCGCCACTGGCCCGCCCAGCTGTTGTTCGTGTAGAAGTCAGTCGTGTAGATCCACTGCGTGATGTTGTAGACATTGCCGTTGGCGCCGAATAACTTTGTGGTATCCAGCGGAATTTCGCGGCCCTTCACATCTTTAGGTAACTCGATAGTCATTTGCGTTCCTTGTCTGTCGTTATGAAACCAAAAGGGCTCGGGGTCAGTGCCCACACTGTCGAGCTTCAGCCGTCTAATAGCCTTCCAGCGCTCGACTGCGCTTTCCAGCCTAGTCGGCTTCGACTGCCCGGAATCGAACCGGGTGCGTTCATGGTATGGGCAGTCGAACCCACACCGCCTGTATATCGCGATTACTTCCGCGCCCTCATCCCTTTTATTAGAGCCTGCCTCGGTCCCAGTTGCACTCGTCCATACGCTTGATGGCGGCGTCGACTTCACCCTGCGTTGCGCCTACGGCTGCCAGCAGGTTTGCGATTGCCTGCACAGTGTCCATACACTCATCGATGAGGTCCTTGCGGAACGCCCAGCATATCGTCGTCGTGGCATATCTCACGTCGTCGCACTTCTGCCACGCACCGAAGACCTCGGCTGCCTCCTCGAGCGGCTTGAGTGCCTGTCCCTTGCTGTCCTTCACCTCGTTGAACACACGCATGTTCAACAGATACCCGTCAATCATCGCTTCTCACCTTTCTAAATACATTGGTCGATTACTGCCTTGCCCAGCAACTGGCCGATCCACTTCGGCGGGATAGCACCGAAACCGTAATACACACCTGCAATGGCACCTGCCACGGCCGCAGTCGTATCTGTGTCGTCGCCTAAGTTGACGGCAGCCAGCACGCAGTCGGCATACGAGAACGTATTTAAAAAACACCAGAGCGCGGCCTCGAGCGTGTGCTCGCAGTAGCCGTCGCTTTTGACTGCCTCGACTGGCCTCGATGCGATATACCCGTATCTATGCCAGAGGTCGCCCTTCGCCGGCGTGCCGACATTGCGGATAGTCCGCAATATGTCGCACAGCGCGACGCATGACCACTCGGCCACGGGGTGCGCATGGGTGATTGCCGAGACCTCGCGTATATCATATGGTTCAATGGGGTCGAGCATGGCGAGCGGTGCCGTCCTCATGAGCGAGCCGTTGCCGCAGCCGTCGTATGACTTCGCAGGCACGCCTGTCGAGATAGCCCTCTTGCATGTCACGCCGACATCGAACGCACGCCCGTCACACGTGAAGTCACCATGCTCCAGCCACCGGCGGAACCTGTAGGCGATGTCAGCCGTGTCGATGATTCCGAGCCGCTTGATGCTCGCGCATATGCACAGGGTCATCGATGTGTCGTCAGACCATGTGCCGGCATACTGCTTATGCGTGCCGTCGCCGACCATGCCGGTGCATTCAAACGCGCCGCGCTCGCGGAACTCATACGGCACACCGAGGGCATCGCCGACTGCGAGCCCGTATACGCATGAACGCATACGGTCCCTGTCATAATGCACGCAATTATATGTGGTCGACATAGCGCACCTCCTTCGCCTCGTACTCGCCGACAGTGCCGTCGTGCCAATGCATCGTAACCGGCCTCCGCTCCATGGTCACGACCACTTCAATTTGCATCAATACCTACCCCTCTTCATGTTTCGTTTCTCACAACGCTCCATCAGCTCTGACATGTCATCGATACCGACAGATGCGACGCAGTTGACGACTGCTTGGATCACATCTGCGGCCTTGTCGAGCATCTTGTCGCGCGCCTTCGCCGAATACCTCTGGTTGTCACGGCGCTGTATCCAGAAATGCCATGCAACAAAGAATTCCGCCGCCTCCTCGAGCGGCCTCGTGAATTGCTGCCGATCGTCTGCGTAGACATATTTGAACGGCTTCACATCGCCGATCTGCATGATGGCTCCCTCCTCATCGGTCTTTGACCATGTACTCGACACACATGCCGAGCAGTGGTAGGGCCAGGAATGCATACTCGCCGCCTACGGCGAAATAGCCCCTATCTGCGAATGCGTACGCTACGGCGATAGCCGTGGCCACAATCCCCATGACCGTCAATGCAGTGTAGACGAAATCACGCATCGTTAGTCCTCCCTCTGGAAACGGTTGTAATCTTCGCTGACGGCACGTGCCCTGATACATGCTTCGTCGCATGTACGCGCCAAGACGCTGATCGCATCGCCGTCTGAGCACGTTGCCTTCCACAGCACGAACGGCGTGCCGAAGTCGATGATGCATGCCTTCCAACCATGCGCGCGGTAACGATCCACGGTGGCAAGCGCCTCGATATAGCCCCACTCCGGGATGTCGAACGGCTCAGCATCCTCGTCTTCCGGCGGCATGACGAAAACGATATACTCGGGCATTTGTTCCTCCTTCTGGTCGATAAAGCCATTATACTACTTTCAACACACCGATATTTCGATAAATTGAAAGTATTTTCAAAATGCTTTAACGTTCTTGTGGATCAATAATATCTGCCATTTTGTCAAACAGCTCGTAAACGGGCATATCCATCTCATCTATGCCGTTGACGCCAAAAGCCATGAGCACACTGTCACTGAACAGGTAATTCGGCACATCGAAAATAACATTATCCTTGCGGTAGTTACGCCAGTAATCGGCTTCAATACGAAAGCGCTCGGCGATCCTTTTAGTGTCGGTAATCATTTGTCCGTCAAGTCCTCTCCACACCACGGGCAATACCGTGGGATAGTCTCGAATTCAGTCCAGCTCGTGATATAACAGTCATCGTGTTCGTAATGCGAGACGCTGAACACGAGGTCGCACCTAGGGCAACGCACGGCGTCGACTGGGTCGACTTCGCTTATCGCGACCATTTCGTTGGCATCTACTTGTTTGCGTGGCTTCCACTTTTGGCGACTCGGTGTAGCACCGCACGTCGGGCAATCGACAGGCCTCGCGAACTTAATCCACTTCATCGGTAATCTCCCCGAACTCGATATCATCAACATGGTCGAGGTCGACGACTACCTCGCCGACGACTTCACCATCGACCTCGATACTAGTATCCTCATGCTGCAGGCGCTTCTCGACTTCGGCCATGAACTCCGCGGCCTTCTCGGCGTACACGCCGACCGTGGGCTCGCCTGCGAACAGGCGCTTGTCGTAGCAGCGCTGCGCACGACGGTTGCCGATCTTGAACAGGTACTCAAACACGAGCTCGGCCGCGCCTGCCATATACAGGTCGCCGGTAAACACGATCTCACGCTTGTCGACTTCGGTGCCGACGCCGAAGAACGCCGACACCGCGTCGGCCAAGTCGTAACGCCAATGCTTACGGCTGCCGACTGTCGTGTGCTCTGAACGAGTACCCTCGTCACCGTTGGCCGCCCTGGCCTCGCGCGCCGCATCGTATACCTGCAAGGCCTTGTCGATCAACTGGAACTCGTCGATGCCCTTCGTACGGCGGTCACGGAGGTTTGCAGCAATCGCCTGGCGGAAGCCAGCGTAGTCCGCAGGCGCGTCCTCGATGATCACGTCGCCCGTCTCGCCGTACTTGAATTTCTTGCCGCTGTCTTCAGGCTCGCCTTCGGCCTTGGTGAGGTCGATATGCACGACCTGGCCGTCAAGGCAGAACATGTCGCGGAAGTCCTTCGTGACCGTGAGGGCGTCGCCCTTCTTGGCGATGACGCCCTTGCGGTAGAGCGACGGGAACGGGTTCGCCGGCATCTCGATCAGCACGCCCTTCTTGTCGATCGCGCACTCGTTGATGAAACCGAGCTCTTTCTCAGTGAACGTTACCTCTGCCATGGTGTTTCCTTTCTCCTTATGTCGGTGGTATTAGATGGACTGGCTGAGCAGATATGTTACAGTGACCTCGAAGACTACAGAGCCTGCATCATCGAGTTGCCTGAGGATGCGGTGGGCGTCGAGTTTATCGAGTCGGCACAAATTGACGATGTACGAGATGTCGACGAAATCTGAAACATACGGGCACCTGAGCACGTCACTGATAACGTCTATTTTCTCGATAATGTCGATCGGCGGCCATTCTAGGCATATGCGGCGCGCCGTCGATGACTTCTCCTTGCCACCTTTATCAATACGAACCTCAAAAGTGGGCACGTAATCGTATTCGCCCGTCTCGTTCTCAAGGTGTGGAATGACCTTGACGGTGTAGAACTCTTTAGCCATGATTGTTCCTTTCATTTAGTGAATGAGCAGTTCAATGCGATCGAATGCCGCATCCATGGAACCGTATACGCCGCGGAACGACTCGAAGCCGAAATCTGGGTCGATCTCGGCGAGGAACATCTTGCCGCAAGCCTCGTCGCGGCGAATAACGAACGTGCGGTCGTAGCCGAACTGGTCCTGCTTGGTGATCTTGATGGGCTTCATTTTGCTCCTCCTTCTGGTTGACAAGGTCATTATCCCACGTGCATGCGCTCATGTATATACTTATTTTCAAATAAATTGAAAAGATTTTCGACGAATTTGAAAATAAGTATGTACTTTCAGGTAGTTACCAGGTAATATAATCTTGTCAACCACGAGGAAGGGAAACACCATGATTAAGACTTTCGACGATGCAGTCAAGCTCGAGCACGTCCAGTTCGCCCAGCCGTTCAATGAGGCATATGAGATCGTCAATTGCAGCCGTCGCGTGAAGATCGTCCTCGACGACTATTGTGTGCATTACGTCCGCAGCGAATGCAAGCGCGGTAAGTGGATACTGATGGGCCGCAAGGAGTTCACGAATGAGCACAAGCAGCTTTGCATCAAGAACGCACTCAAGTGGGTCAACGCCTAATAACATTACGTGTGATAAAATAGGAGGTGCGGTTTTGGGCCACCGCACCTTCCTCCTTTGTGAGGAGAACGCCCCAGATGCAATTGAGCGTCTGGGGCGTTCTTCTATTTACTATGCACTTGTGACAACATCGACACCGGCGTTGCCTATCATGCGCGTGCACACGGGGCATGGTGAGATCTCATCAGCCGGGATGCGCCCGCCTGTCTCGAGGTCGACGCCAGCCAAGTACAATGTCGCGCCGATCATCTCAGAACGCGAAGCCGACAACATGGCGTTCATCTCGGCGTGTACCGCCGGGCATGAGCCATAATCGCCGTCGTTATGCCCGTGCCCGCAGCGATGGCATATGCCTGCGTCGATGCAGTTGACATCTCCGCGGGCGGCGCCGTTGTAACCGGTAGCGATGATCTCGTCGTTGGCCACAATCACGGCGCCGTAGCGGCGGCGCAGGCACGTCGACCTGGCCGCCACCGCAAGCGCGATGTCGAGGTAATACTCGGCCTTACTAGGCCTCGCCGGTCGATCCGAAAGCACCGTCGCCCCTCTCCTCGCCCAACTGCTCGACGAAGTCGGCCAACACGATGGGCATGACGACGAGCTGGCCGATGCGTGTGCCGCCCGGCACCTTTTTGAGCTTGTCCGTCAAGTTGGTGACGATCGCGTGCACCTCGCCGGTATAGCCGGAGTCGATCGGCGGCAGCTCGCAGACAAGGCCTTCGAGGCTCATGCCAGATCGGGGGAACACGCACGCCATGACGCCGTCGGGCAGCTCGAGCGAGAAGCCCAGCGGGATGCGGCGGGTCTCGTGCGGCTTCAGGGTCTCGCCGAAAGTGGTGTAGACGTCGGCGCCGGCGTCGTTGTAATGTGCACGTGCCGGGAGCTTGATTTCTGCACCCTCGACGATACGGTTGATTTTAATCTTCATCATTTACCTCCGTTACAATGGCGTTATTGAGACAATATTCAGAGACGGCAGACCTCGGCTCGTCAGACGACATCGCGATATGTTCGATCTCCGAGATATGGGCCAGAAACTTCTCGATGTCGAACTTTAGGCGTGTCGCGCCGTTGTCGACGCCCCAGACTTCATGGACGCGGTCGATATCTTTCATATATGCGTGTAGCGACACCGAGAAGTGCGTATACTTGCCGTAGGCGACACCGAGCTCATTTGCGATATGCTTCTGCAGCTCGGTGAAGAACACGACATCGTAAGGCGTACCGAGCCAAACATCGTTGGAACGCATGATGCCGGTGCAATCGAGCTTTCCATCGCGGAGCTCGAACACGAGAGCAATTGTGCAGATCTCGTCTTTCGTCTCGAATCGCTCTGGGTTCGGCACATTGAAATTGATGACTGCGCGGCGTGAATACGGGTCGCGCTTGAGCGTGTCGATGACCTGCGCGACCTGGTCGAAGCCATAGCGGTTGAACACGATGGCGCCGTACGCGGACCGGTTCGTCACGCCGTCGTCGCTGATGCGCTCCCAAAACGACGAGAACTTCGAGATGAATTCGACATCTTCGCGACCGGTGAAATACCATGCGAGCTCGCCCAACATGTATGAGAGTGAAAAACTCGTTCGGACCGTCGCGATGTTGTCTGTGATATCGAGCAGTGTGAAACCGCTGTTGCGCAGTTCTTTAGTGCCTGCGACTTCATGGCCCTGTACGGAGATTTTGCCGCATAGCTGGCGGTAGATGTCGTTCATCGACTTGCCTACAACATGCATTTGAGTACCTCCACTACGGCTGTCGTCGGGTTGTTGTTTTTGAGTACAATCGCGTTGTCATGCTCTTCGGCCCACTTCTGATAACGCTTGTAGATCTCGGCGATGTTCGGTAAGACGACATCGGCGTATTCATCGCCACGCACGTTCAAGCGGTCGATGACGACATGGAGTGGGGGCAAAAGCACGATGATCGGGATACCGACGAGCCCGCACAACTCAGTCAGCGCCTCGGCATCGTCGTTATCGATACGCGGCTCGCGGTCGAACAGGTCGGAATATATCTGTTCCGACACCCAGCAGCGATCGATGATGACGCCGTCGCATGCGAGCTTCTGCAGATACTCCGGCACAGACTGGCCGCCGTTGGCGGTCATTTTTAGAATGTTCATGTCGAGTGCTCCGGCTAACGACTTCGCGAGCGTGGACTTGCCGGCACCGTCAGGGCCTTCGATGATGATAGACATGGTTTACTCCTTTACGAAAATGCGTACGCGTTTGCCGTTGATACGACAGGTCTTGCTCACCAGCTCGTAATGTTTATTTGCCTGGCGGGTGAACTCATTTTGGCCGAGTGGCTTCAGGTTGTTCCTGATAGCCCAGGCCATATAGTAGTCGTATACTAGTGCCGTCGACTCGTTCACCACCTCGTCGACGGGCGTGTCTTCGAAATAACCGAGGACGGGGTTGTTGGCGACGTGGTAATCCTCAATCTCCTTGACGACGACTTCCGGCATCGTAAACGAGCGGTTCGCCAAAACGCGCTCGAGCCCCTTGAGGCCGATGTTGATCAAGTGGCTCATTACCTCAGGTGAATGGAGCTTGTACTTGATGTATGGGTCGAAGTCTGGGTCGTCTTTAGAAAACGTCGCCTTGAACGGCACGAGCACGATACGGTCGAGCACGGCGCCGGTCTTGTCCCTGATGCGAGGCATCGAATTCGCCGAGAACAACAGTTTTGCATAACTCGAGAAATCAAACGGGTCTTGGCCTTTACGCTCGGCGTTGACACGGTCACCGCTTACGAGCTTTTTGAAAATCGCAGGGTTTGCGATAAATTCGTCGCCGATGTCGTCGCCGATGTTGGCCAGCTTGCCGAACAGCTCAGCTGTCTTGAACCTCTCACCGAGCTCGGCCAGGTCGAGAGCCGACGTATTGCTGTCACCGAGCAGCGTCTTGAGCATATCGAGATAGGTCGACTTGCCGTTGGCCTTGTCGCCTACCAAGATGAAACTCTTACGGAGCTCATTGCGTCGATAGAACAGGTAGCCGATGACTTCCTCCAACAATGAATAGATTCCGTCGTCACCGCAGGCGAGGCGGCGAAGTGTCTTATCGGTGAACTCCGACCAAATCGTCGGGTCGTACTCCCACGGGATGCGGTTCGTGATCACGAACTCCGGTGAGAATGGCATGAGCTCACCCGTCTTGAGGTCATACACGCCGTTGGCAAAAGCGATGTAATCGGCATCGGCTGCCGGTGCGTCGTCTTGGATAAGCACATCGAGGTAGTTGAGCACCTCGGTACGCTTGGCCTTTGACAGCATAGGCAAATGTTGGATCATCGCGTTCTCGATGAGCAGATTGCCAGACACATAGACGCCGTCGCGGTATACGTGGAGCTGATGGCCGATCTTGATGATGCGGTGCTCGTTCTTGAGGTACTCGGCGAACTTGTCGAATAGGAACGTTCCTTTGTGGAAGAAAACGTCTTCGGCGAAGGCGTCGTCGCGGTAGACGACGCTCAGCTCTTGCTGCTCCATGGGCTTTTCGAACATATACCGGTTGATGATGTCCAGGGTCTCGCGCGCCTCGTCTTTCGTGAAACCCTCCGACTGCAGCGTCAAGATGTAGTTGAATAACGCTTGGTTGCGGCCGTCGCCTTCTTCCATCTCACCGAACTCTGGCGTGTACTGCACAGGCCTGAGCCAGCATGGCAGCTCGTCGTAATCTTCGTCCGGCTCGATGTCATAGATCACGTCACGCTCATGGCCGTCGATTTTCAAACTGCCATATGTGGCTTTCGAGCCGACTTTGATGTCGGCGTCGATACCGACGGCCAGGCGTGCGTGCGTCTTGCATTTCATGCCTTTGGGGTAGCCGACGAAATAGAAATGCTTGCCACGGGTCGTGGCGACGACCTTGCACGCGACCTGTTCGGCCTCGATGATGTCCATCAGCTTCTCGCTCTGCGCCATGTCGTCGACATCGACGAAAATCGTCTCAGGCGCGAGCACTCCGCCGTAGCCGTCGAGCTTGCGCGCTTGGGCCAATGTGAGGTATCGGCCGTCCTTCAACTTCTGCGCACACTTCTTGCCGTTGAGCTTCACATAACCGAGAAATAGACGATCCATCACATCACCCCAAACTGCGCTAGTCGCGTTTTCGCGAGTTGGATATACCAACTCTTATCCAAATAGCCCGGGCACTTCTTGCCGTGCACGTCGCCATTGTCGATAAACGAGTGCTCGCTCGTGTTGCCGAACTTCTCCGGCTTGGCCTTGCCGGCCTTTACTCGCCCGATCATGCCGTCCGACTCACGTGTGGACGCGAATACCCGGAAACACCTATCTGTGAGCCGCTCATGCCCGTGCACGCCATACTTGTATTTGCCGGACACCTTTACCACACGCTGGTAATCGATCAGATCATCATCGGCCGTAATCGTGTCTTCGACGGGTATGCCGTGCACCATGAATTCGACAAGCGCCTTATTGACGACGGCGAGGTCGTAGTCGAGTGGCCCGAGCTTCTTGACATACGCACCTTTCGTCTTCATCGACCCGTCTGCCGCCACGAGGACGTAGTTGTTGACGTCCTTCTGGTAAACGCGGGTGAACTCATCGAATTCCAAACCCATGCCCGTGCGGTGTTCCCACTCATATGCCACGTCGTCGACGCGGTCGTAAAATGCATCAGGCCCACCGTCGAAACCGTCTGGCATGCGGATGAGCACGCCGTCGGTATTGCTCTGGATGATCTCGGCACCTACATCGCGAACGAGCTTGTGCATGAGGTCGATGAGCATGAGCTGCCCGTTGACGCAGACCATGTTGGCCTGCCGCGGGTCATAGAGTGCATTGAACTTATCTTTACTGGCACCGAAGGTGCCGTTGACGACGAGTTTCAATGCCTTCTGGCGTGGGTCCTTCGCGTGCTTCAGCTCGATTCGGTGGTCTCGAATGCCCTTGAATTTCGACGGGTCCTGCACATTGCGCGACAGCAGCTCGTGCGCAATCATCTCGGCCGGGTAATAACTCTCGACGTCGACGTTGATGAAATAACCCTCACCGGCGTACTGGGCAATCGCTCCGTGTAAGCCTCCCCATGCGCACTTGTGCGGGCAGCCTGCGATGTCGAAATCAAGCGTCACGGAGTAATCTTGATTCGCCGGGTCGAGGTACCACGTACGGATGAAATCATACGGGCCGAGGTCGAGGCACGGCAGTGGCACGATGTCGAACTCATCGTCGCGTGGGCGTGCAGGCCGCTCGGCACCCAAGATGATTGCCGTGAGCTGCGCATCGGTCTTACCGAGGTACACCAACGGCAAATCGAACATTTTGAGCAGGTCCATGCGGGCGTCGAATTCGCTTTTGCGCTGCATGAATACCTCGATGGTCTGCTCGACGTCGTGGCGGCAGTATTTCACAGTCTCGGCGATCTCTGCATCGGTCAGTTTACAGTCGATGTCGAACGGCACTGTCGTCTCGCAGATGTCGTTGCCGAGGTACGCCTCGTGAGTCTTGAGGCCCCTGTCGGTACGCGGGTGGAATACATCGTAATTGACCATATACACCTTGCGCAACAAGCTCGAATATTGCCAGCCTTTATGGCCTTCAGCGATGATGAAATCATTGATCGCCTTCGGGTCGAAGCCACACAAGATACCTTTGAAAATGAACTGGTCGTAGTGGAGATTATTATAACCTACCCAAATCTCACGCTTGTGCCCTTCGTAGAGCGCGGTGAGCGCGTCGACATCGTTGATGATGACGCGCTCATCGTGTGTGACGGGGTTGATGACTACGACCATCCAGTCGTGTTTGAAAACTTCGAAGTCGTAGAAATTGAGCATCGCCGCACCTAGTCAAGTTCGAAAATATCAGTGATCTGGAAGGTGTCGAAGCCCTTGCTGTTCTCGCCATACTCCAAGCCGTACTCGAATTTGCCGTCGACATACTCGGCAATATCAAGCAGCAAGTCATTATACTCTGCGTAACCAGTGAACTCGACGTCGATGTCGGAACCCTCGGGTAGCAGCGAACGGAGGAAAGCGTTCATGATGTGGATCTGGAAACCCTGGGTGATGACCTGGTTCATGAAAATACGCTGGCCCTTGAACTCGCCGTCGCTCACGATCTTCATCCAGCACGACGCCATCGGCTTGCCGGTCTTCTTGGTCTCGGTGAGCTCGAGCTTGTCGATCGCGACCTCATAGCTGCCGTGTGGCACATCCTTGAAATCGGCACCGCCACCGTTTGCCTCGGCGTCTGCGATGTCCTTCTTGAGGCCGTCGATGTCGACCATCTTGTCAAACTTGCTGAAATCCATGATGTATCCTTTCAATCGGTGAATTACTCTTCGACGACGCGGCGCTTACGGGTGCGGCGCTTCGGCTTCTCCTCGACAGCCTCGGGCTCTGCGGCTTCCTCGGTGTCGAACGGCGGCTCCTCTTCGACGACAGGCTTGGCCTTACGCACACGACGCTTCGGCTTCTCCTCCGCGGCATCAGGCTCCTCTACTACCTCGGTCTCAGTCTCAGCCTCAACCTCAGGCTTAGGCTTGAGCTCTGCCTTTTTGCGTGCCTTCGGCTTCTCGGCCTCTGCCTCGGCCTTCGTGCCCTGTGCCTCGAGCAGCGCCGCGTTGAATGCATCGGCAGTGAGGTCGCAGCGGTCGCGCTTGAAATCGATACGTCCGCCACCGAAAACGTTCTCATTCTTGCGGAGCTGGAGGAAATGGCCGCGCTCGTCCATATATGCGCGGAGCGTCATGGTGACGGTGCCGGCGAGCACATTCGCGACCTTGTCAGGCAGGTTCGGCTTGAACGTCGAAACCTTCATGCCGTTGGCATACGTGATCTCAGTGACTAGCTCCTTAGAGATATAGATGATGCGATAACCGAGGGACTTAAGGCGCTTCATCTGGCTGAGGAACTCAGTGCGCACCATATCCCAGCCCTTGCCGTAACCGCCGTCACTCTCATGCTTGATGCCGAGCTGGTCAAACACATAGAATCGGCAATGCTCGTATAGGTCTTCGACCAAGTCAAGCGCGATAACCTTGAACGTGTTCTCATGCTTCTCAAGCTCGTCGATAGTATCGCGGAACTTCGACCAAGCGAGCACCTTGTGGCTCATACGGCCTTCGGTCACGAGCTCATCGGCAATCTGGATAAACGGGCTCGTGATATTGGACACATTGCCGTCGGTATTGATGAACAGCACATCGTCGAAGTGGTCGACAAAAGTCGACTTGCCGACATAACTGTCGGCGTAGATCCACATATCGGGGTCGGTGATGACGGCTTCGGGGCGGCGTTCGTTCTTGGGCAGGATAAGCATATCATTTCCTCCTAAACAGAAATCTTTGTAATCACACCAGTCGCATAGGCGCGACTCATGTTTCGGGAATTCGGTGGCATTCGCCATCGTGCATGTGCCGACTGCGAAATCGGCGACTTTTTGAGGGTCATACTGGACGCGGTAGAGAGCCGGCCACATATCTTCCAATGTCGCAACGAGGCGCTCGCGGAATTGGTAAAGGTCTTCGGTTTTCTTCTGCCTGATCATCGTCTTCGGCACGATCAAGAAAGCCATATCTTGGATGATCTCACCGGGGTGCGTCTTCTCGTAGAAATACTTGTAGACACTCAGCTGTCCGCTTTCTAGGTACCTATCGACATTGTTCGAATACTTGAAATCGAGCATCGTCCACAGGCCCTTGCCGCGCGGGATGAGCATATCGATAAACCCGACGAAACCGCTGTCGTCCTCGACCTTCACCTCAAACACTGGGTCGGTATCGTCGTCCAACATGCCCCATGCGAGCTCGCGGGCACGTGAGCCGAGTACGCGGATCTTCATGAGCTCGTTGACCATGAAATCAGTCATGACGGGATACGCGGCTTTGTAGTTCGCGATGGCCTCGTCGACACCGACTTCGATGCACTCATGTAGCATGGTGCCGATCACGAGCGGGTTCGCAGCATCGCAGTTGAACGGCACTTCAAGGCCGTCGACATAGTTGAATTTGAATTTATGCGGGCACTGGGTGAAGGTACCTACCCTCGAATATGAGGTCTTGAACATCGCAATTTCCTCCTTTCTCCTTCAAGCGCGATACTAGCCGTTTGAATTGGGCGAAATCATCCGGCCAGACGATGACGGCTATACCGCCGCTCTCCGTAATCTTCCCGCAGTGGTAGACCTGCAGCGGCGACGGTTTGCCGTTTGGGCCTTTGAGCTCGATGCCGACAAAACGGCCGTTGATACATGCCAAAATGTCCGGCACGCCGGCGCGTGTGTTGCGGTTGGCGAAAAACTTGACGTGCCATACGCCTTGCGAATCGAGCCACCGTTTCAAACGGTTTTCGAAGTTCTTTTCCCCTGCCAACTAATCACCTCCCATCGCGAACAGCTTCTCAGTGTAGTCGCGTCGCATAGCCAACGTATCGTAGATCTTCTCTTCGACAGTGCCTTTAGATACCAGCTCGTAATACGTGCATGGCTTGTCTTGGCCGACGCGGTGGATACGCTTCTTCGACTGCTCGAAGAGCGACGATGCCAGAGGCGGCGAGAAATAGACGCACGTGTCTGCTTGCTGCAGGTTCACACCCATGGCACCAGACTGGTATTGAATGAGCGCGACCCCGTCGTCGGTATCGAAAAACGGCGACAAATCGTGTGCCTTGCCGTTGAGCACGCCATACGACCTGTACCGCTTCTCCAACTCCGCCGTGAGCCCTTCGAGCTCGACGTCGAAATTGTAGAACACGACGAGCCGTTTACTCGTGCCATCCAGCAAATCGCCGAACGCCTCGAGTTTGGCGCGCGAATATGCAGCCGCCAATTGGCGTTTAGCCGTAAGGTCACCGAACACTGTATCGCCGACGAAATCGCGGCCGAATGCCGTGATAATGTTCACCTTGGCGAACTCGTGGTAATACTCGCTCATCGGTACGTCGATGCGGATGAAACGCTGATCAGGTAGGTCGATGACGTCGTCGGTCTTGAGGAAATCGCAACCGAGCTCTTTCATCTTGCGCACCAGCCTCTCCTCGTTCTTGTAACCCGTCACCTTCGTGATCGGGAAACCCTCACGCATCGTCGTCTCCGATTCGACGTATTGCCGCCAAAACAGCTTCTCATCGATGCGCCAGCCGAGCATGTTCAACTGCGTCCACAACCGTTCGTATTTGCCGTCGACAGGCGTGCCAGACAGCAAGATGAGCTCATTCGCCCTAGCTGCCAATTTCATCGCTGCCTTAGTACGCTTCGATGATTTGTTCTGCAGCAACGACGACTCGTCGAACATCACGGCGAAGCACTTCATGTTCTGAAGCTCAGGACGCCTCCATAGCAAATCGTAATTGATCACACCGACTGCGTCCCGTGCATGCGAGTCACCAATGCGCCGTTCAAAACCTTCCATGGCATGCGGCTTGGTCAAATTGACGGCGTCGATGTCATAGTAGTTTGCGAAATGGCCCATCCAATCTGCCACTTTCGACTTCTGGCATACGACCAAGGCCAAATGCCAACACTTGTCTGACATCAACTTCTCGGCACCGGTGAACGTCTTGCCGAGGCCCATGTCGTGGTAGAACGCGCACATGCGTTTACCTTTGACACGGTCAAGGGCTGCCTGTTGGTAAGCGAACAGGCCCATTACGCGAAGAACATCGACTTGATTTCCTCGCCAGTCAAGTCGTACCGGTCGGCGATAGCCTTGATCTCCGACTGTTTGAACTCGGCTTTGCCGTTGATCTTCCACGACAACGTCGATTCGGTGATGCCGAGCATTCGCGCGAGCCCGCTTTGGGTATCGCCGAACTCGCGGATTGTTTCATATAGGCTTTTCATCTTTCACCTCCTTCGATCGGCGAACCTCATTATACTACGTTTTCTTTCGATTTATTCGAGTATTTATAACTTTTTCGAAACACCTGTCACACTGTCAAACACCTGTCAAACGGCTGATTTTGGGCCTGTTTGACAGTAAGTCGCATCACTACGTCGCGTTTCTCACTGCCTGTCACACTGTCACACAGTTTTCTCCCCTATCCTTAGATAATTTGACTTTTTATATCTATATAAGGCCTATTAGATATATAGATATAAAAATATCTAATATAGGGGCCCCTTGTTGTTTGACAGCTTGACAGGTGATGAGAAACACGACGTAGAAATGCAAACACCTGTCACACTGGCCCTTTTAGGTGTGTGACAGGTGTTTGACACTGTTTGACAGGTAATTACTACCGTAGCGCGTGGATCTGCGACATGACGGCGTCGTACTCTTTCGGGCAGACGGCTTTGATGCACGACATGTGGTTGTCGAGTACGCCCATGAGTGCCGCATAGTCCACATTGGACGCCGCTTTCAAGAACTCAGACCCAGTGAGCTCGTCAGTGATGCGCTGTTCCATCACCGTGGCATCTACAGTAGGCTTTTTGAGGTGGTCGCGGACTATATACAGCCACGCCAGCCTTTCGCATACGGCATAAGACGTGTCGCGCTTCTCCAGGTTGAGGATCTCCTCTTCGATGGTCTCGATCGACACCATTTCCATTCACCCCTAACTGAGTTTCTTCCCGACGTCATGTAGTTTCTTCCTATATTTCTCGTGTAGCTCGTGCTGCATAGGCACGATGACTTGCATGTCGTAATCGACAGCACTCAAGCTGAGTGCCAAGCGGTCGGCATACTTGCATTCGTCGTCGACGTCTCGCACAAGCTCGCAGATCATGTGTGCCGCGGCGACTTCACCTGCATCATAGAGGTCTTTGGCCGACTTCGCATAGAGCTCCTTCGTTTCGTGTTCCCACTTACACCACTCACGCATACCCGTCTCGACAGCCTTGGACTTCGTTTCCGATTCGACCGCTTGTCGTGTGAAATTCGACCACTCGACGGGGATGACGTCAATGTGTTTTGTATTCGCCACCGGCAAAAGCTGGTTGCAGTGGTCGATGAAATAGCGGTGGATGCGGCGCATGGAAATCGTCTCACAGAGGAAATGGTACTCATGCAGTCGCTTGAAACCTTCCAAACCGAGGAAATTGTAGTAATCTGCCATCTGCTCGTGCATCATCATGCCGTCGATCAGGTGGTCAGATACCTTTGCGAACACATCAATTACAGGCATCTTTACCCCTTTCAGTTCGTCCATACTTTGCGAAAGGGATGCCGCCAAGGCATCCCTTTCTTCGGCCCTGGTCGAGATACTGCTCCAGAACTCCTATTCTGTCATTAGAGCTTCGTGACGACGACCGCGGTGTTGTCGATAGTGACAGTCGCCGGAACGGTCGCGCTGGTGATCACGAGCGTGAGCGTCGAGGTGCTGTCGCAGCACTGGTTACGCACGATTGCCGGGATATTGACCGACACAGTGCTTGCGGCTGCCGCGGTGATGGTCTGCGTGGCACCCGGCACGGCGACGCCGTCTTTGAACAGCGTGACGGTATATGCACCGGCAGCAGTAGGCGTGAATGTGACGCTGGCGTCGACATCGAAATAGCCCTGGCCCTTAAGCAGGACGCCGTTACCCGACAGGACGGCATTGCAGCCGAAACGGCGGACAGTCGTACCGAGCGGGATAGCCGTACCTGCAGCCGTAGACAGCGTGAGTACGGTACTAGACGGGTCGGCAGTGTAGATTGCAGATTTGCACGACATGATTTGTCCTTTCTATTGAAATAGGGGCACAGCCTGAGCCATGCCCCTATCTTGCCCAGGCAAAAATGCCTTATCGATCAATGTTCGTTTAGATATTTGCCGTACCGCAGCAGCCATTACCACAGAACGGGCTCGGGCCGGCGTTGTAGGCGAAGGTGTTGGGGTAGCGTACCACGCCACACATCGCCTGGGACAGCTGGAGTTGGTTGATCTGGTTCTGCATGTCGGCCATGCGGTTGCCGGTGATGGTGTCGAGGACCTTCTGCGTCTGCTCGGTCACAGTCTGCTGGATTGCAGCGGTGTTGATCGCGCCGTTGTAATTAACGGAGTCGATACCGCGCTGGGTGGTACAGCAGCAGTTTGCGAGCTGGGACGACAGCGAGTAGTTGCCGTCCTTGATGGTGTCCTGCGTCTGCGCGAAGTTGCGGAGGTTCTCGTAGCCGACAGACGCGAGGCCCTGGCTGGTCTGCATGAACTGTGTTTGCATCATGTCGTTCACGCGCCCGACCTGGTTCGCCAGGTCGTTGAAATTCATGGCGTTGCACAGACCGGCCTCAGTTACGGGTTGCTCGCCGGCATTGCGGTTGCCACCGAAGCCGTTGCCGCCCCAACCGAAAATCATCGCGAAGAGGATGATCACCCACCATGCATTGTTGCCGCCGAAGCCGGACTCGCCGGAAGCGGCCGCGATGTCGGAAAGTGAATACTCAGACATAGACATCTCAATTCCTTTCTAATACTAGACATCTTATATATGCTCAAGTAGGTCAACGGCCGTACGCTCCGCTTCACTACCCAAACATCTGCTTAATTGCGTTTATATCAATACCGTGCTCACTCGCGATCTGCTCGGGACTCTTGCCCTTGTTCGCATTGATGAATTCCGCAAACTGCGGGTTGCTCTGCATCATCTGGTGCATGACTTGCTCTGGGTTTGCGTTGCGCATCATGTTGACTGCCTGCATCGCCGATTGCAGCGGGTTCGGTCTCGGTGTTCCACCGAACAGGCTACTCGCCATTGTCGATCGCCTCCCTCAGATGCTTCATCGCTGCATCGAATTCATCACGTGTCACGTATTGCTGCACCTGTTCTGGCTTGTCTTCGACCGGCTGAAATGCAAAAGCACGGATGGTCGGAAAACCGGCACCATCCGTGCTTTTAACATACATGATGTCGTTATCTGCGTCGAACAGGGGCACGACGGAATTGGGAGGCATTTGGTATGCCTTGGCCCCGTCCATGCCCGTGACACGGATCAGCTGCATTCCCTGCTGCATTCCCGGCTGCATCTGGGCGCGTTGCTGAAACTGCTGTATCTGGTCCATGGCGAATTGCTGTGGTGTGCCGACAGGTTGATACGCATTGTAGTTACCGAACATCATGCTTTCTCCAATCCTCCATCAACGGCGGGTGCCGTCTGAGATATAAGCCTGCAGGCGGTCGAGCGCGTAACCGTACATACCAGCGTAATCATCGCCGCCGTAGGTCGTGCCGTCGTCGCATACCTCATCCCAGTAGCCAGCATGCGCCACGTCCTGAGAACGATAGTAGACTTGCTTGTACTCGCCAGACGGGGTGATGTAATACATCTGGACGCCGTCGATGGTCTGACCCCACAGGCCAGCCATGCCATTTACAGAATCGTTGTAATTGGCGGCCTGCACCCAATCAAGCCAACCGCTTTCCTTGGTGTGGACGCGATAGCGCAGAGTGCCACTGTCGGCCCATGCAATGAGCATGTCGTGGGAGCCGTACGGCACACCGGCAAAACCCTCACTGTTGGAGTCGTTGAAGTTGGTGACGGCACTATTCCACGCCCCGTAACGGTTATGGAGTGCATAGTGGATATTCACGCTCTTGCCCGTGGACTTAGGGAAGCTCGTGCGCGCGGCAGAAGTCGACGGCTGGTACGTACCTCCGTTTCCGTCAGTAGGTGCGATCGGCGCGATATAGCCGTTACCCATATAGGCGGCGACGTCGCGCTTGAAATCGCTCCAAGTCTTGCCGTATTTACGGAAATAACCAATCGGGTCGGTATGATCAGACCCACCCCAGATACGTGCGGCCTCGTAATGGCTGAGCAGGCGACTGGTGTCCCAACCGTGTGCACGAAGCGTATCGCCTGCCCACTTCACTGCCTCAGTCCATTGCTTGGCGAAATCAGTGGCATTTGTGGCGTGTGCCAGCTCGATGCCGATCGTACACCAATTGCCATTGCCGACGTGCCAGCACAGGCGGTTCTGCGGTACGGTATCGTACACTTTAGAGCCGTCTAGCTCCATGACATCGTGTACGGCGTAGGTATCGTCACGCGACCACAATAGCACGTGGTTCCACGCACTCGCGCCCGGGTTAGCCGTCTCGTGGATCACGAGGTATTGCGGTGACAACGGCCCGTGCCCGTTGCTGACGTAATTGGTAATGCGCTCGTATGCATAACTCGTCGTCGGTACTGTGAGTACCAGCGCAATAGCGACAATGCTGACGACGAGTGTCAATCGTCGAGTTGGGTGAGGCTCATGCTGGCGTCCAGCGGCACGAGCATTTGCCTTGATACTCAAATTACTCACCCTTTCGATATCGCTACTCATTCGAAGATTTCGCCGTCGCGGTCGTCACACCGAGGAGTGCGCCGACGAGCGTACCAGCTGCGGTGATCACGGTCACTGCGATAGCAGTCGGCTCCCAATTGACGGCGGTACCAACGGTACCGACAAAAGTACCTACTGCGGGGAGGGCAACGAGGCCGACCCACTTAAGGATATTATATGTCTTATCGGGTAGAAGGTATTGCATAATTACTCCTTATTCTTGATGTGCTTCCATGATCTCATTATACATATGCGTACCGGGTCCGTTGAGCCCCAATTCATCATGATAATGATGATAAACGTCGTCGACTTGTTGCTTGTCGGCAGCAGAACACGGATGGCCTTCTACGACGAACCGCCGATGCAGATCTTCGAGCCGGTAAAACAATAGCTCACCGAGCATGGCACGATTTTGTGCGCGTTCTTCGTGTTCACGGCGCGATATGTTACATAATTGTGCCGTGTTGGTTTTGATTGCGTTCAGCAGCCATCCAATTATCGTACCCATAATCGTTGTTACGACCGTCGTCATAATATATTTAAACATTGAATCAATACCTCTTAAACGACAAATGTTCTCCGTACTAGTATTGACGTGATATACGGAATGCTAGCCGTATATTGCGGTGATTGTCTCTTTGTCGCCGGCAGCGAGCGTAAGCGCGGAGCCGAGCCCGGGTGACAGGTATGTGTTGTACCCGACATTCTCGAATGTCACAGTCTCGCCGGACACACGTGCCGTCGTGTTGGCTGTCGTAACCGAATAGCCGTCGTTGCCGCCCATTGCGCCAGACACGACGTGCGTCCCGTCCGTCGTGGGCATAACGGCGTGCTGTCCGCGCGAGAAGACGACAATAACCACTGCACGTTTCTTGAGCCCTGGCACGGTCACCGTGCCGTTGAAAGTGATTCCCGGCCTCGCCAAGACACGGAATACAAAATCCCTGAGCGTGGCGAGCGAGGCCAGGGTGTCGAAAAGTTTGACTGGCGTGCCGACGCTGATACCGTTCAACGGGATGCGCCAGAGCTTCAAGTCGTTCGAGGTCGTCGCGGGGTCCGCCGCCGTCCCCGTGCTGGGCGTGCCCTTGATGACGACGGGTGTGATACTCTCGATGCCCGCGCCAGTCTTGGCATAGCGTGCCACGACCAAGTCGTTACGCTTCTGGCCCTGCGTGCCAGACTGGACCGTCAGCGAGGTTGCAGCCTGGTTCCAAAATCTTTTGCCGCCGACCATACCGACACCGGTGCCGAGCGTCGCGCGGTTCGCGCTCGCCATCGTGAGCTTAAAATCGTCACCGTACTCCAGCACGCAGTTTGCTTTGCCGATAGTCGCGACGTTGAGCGCCGACAGATCGTCCGAGCTGATGTGCTTGGTCCCCGTCATGCCGTCCACGATTTCAAATGCCATGTTACTACTCCTTCGCGTTGCTCATGAACTGCTGGAACTCGCCGTCGTGCTTGGCTGCGAGCTTCTTGTACTCGTCCGTACACCCCTTGCACAGCAGGCGCGTGGCCCTGCTGCCATACTGGTCGAAGCGCTCGACCTCACGCCAGTCCCCAGCCGCCGCGGCGCCTTGCTGGAGGTACGCATCCGCGCCGCATCGGTCGCAGGTATAGTGTGTAAAGTTTTCTGTCTTTGCCATGTTCTCTCCTTTACTTAGTCCTGAGCCACGTGTGCGGCCCGATACTCGGTACCCGCACCCATGTACCACTGATGTTGTTCGGGTCAAACGAGCCGTCCGTCTCCAAGTACTCGCCGACACGATGGGCCATGATCCACGTCGTGTTCGGGTCGAGGGTATCGAGGATGTGCTGCCACTGTGTCCACGAAGAGTCTGACCCGCCGCGCCGCCACCATATGTCCGAGGCGCTCATGGCGACCTGCTTCGGGTACCCGCCGGTATAGTCGTTCCATTGCACGAAGGTGACGAGGGTCGCGAAGGTTTCGTTGCTCGAAAGCCCGATAGCTGTCGTCGTCTTGAACTCGACCACGGTCTCGTGTGGATGGTTCTTCATATACCAGCTCGGTGGCTGGTTGTCGTTCCTCGTGTCATTGATTTTACCGCCGCTCGGCCCCTGCGGACCCATTGGCCCTTGTGGACCTGTCGGACCTTTAGGGCCTTGTGGGCCTACCGGTCCTTGCGAGCCCGCGGGGCCAGTGGGGCCTGTCGGCCCCTGCTTGCCCGTTGGCCCTTGCGGTCCTGTCGCGCCCGCGTCGCCTTTCGGGCCCTGCGGGCCAGTAGCCCCCGTAGCGCCTCGCGCGCCGGTGGGCCCTTGTGGTCCTGTCGCGCCAGTATCACCCTTGGGGCCCTTGATGTTACCTACAAGGTATTTAGCCATGATCACTCACCTATCTCATAGTAAAGCTCGCCCGTAGATGGATCGTATGAGAGCGGCGGGGCTGCCGCCCCGTCTGCCACGTGCGACCAAAGGTTGCCGTCAGAATCGACCGTCAGCGAGAAGAACCCCGACAGCGGTACGGTGACGCCAGAGTCGCCACGCTCCCCCTTCTCGCCTTTCGGGCCCTGTATACCCTGCGGGCCGCGCTCGCCTTGCTCGCCCTTCACGCCCTGTGGTCCCGTTGGGCCAGTTGCGCCCTTCGCGCCAGTCGCGCCGGTCGCCCCAGTGGCGCCTTTCGGGCCCTGCGGGCCGGTCGCGCCGGTGGCTCCCTTTGGACCTTGCGGCCCCGTGGAACCCGCCGCTCCGGTCGCGCCGACCGGGCCCTGCGGACCCATCGGGCCCTGCTCGCCTTTGACGCCGGTCGCGCCACTCATGTCAGCGATGAGTGAGTAGCCATCCGCTGACTTCACGTACAGCTCGGCGTTGTGCGGATCCTCGACATTCGAGCTGATTATCGCGAAGCCGCCGACTGCCACACCGTCGACCTTCCACCCAGCCTGCATTGCCTCGTAGCTGGTGTAAACCTTCGAGATGGAAAAACCCTCGCCGGTATCGCCCTTCGGGCCCTGGGCACCCTGCACACCTTGCGGGCCACGTGGGCCGGTCTCGCCCTGTATACCCTGCAGGCCGCGCTCGCCTTTCGGACCCTGCGGGCCTGTGACGCCACGCGGCCCCTGCGGGCCGCGCTCACCGGTGTCACCCTTCTCGCCCTGCGGTCCGATTTCACCTCGCGGGCCGCGCTCACCGGTGTCACCCTTCTCGCCCTGCGGTCCGATTTCACCTCGCGGGCCGTGCTCACCCCTCGGACCCTGAATACCGGTCGCACCGCGTGGAATTCCGAGTGAGAGCGTCTTAACCAGCCCCTCGCCTGAGAGCGACGCGGTGGCCTTAGAGCCTTCCGTGAGCGTGGACACTTCTCCCATGGCGATATCCGCCTGCGCCCACGTCTGGAGCGAGTTTGAGGCATCTGTTACGGCCTTGTCGGCCTTGGCCTCAACGGCCTTGAGCGATTCTGCGTCGACCTCCGCACTAAACGTGTAGTTCTCGAGCTTCAGGCCCTTTCCCGCCAAGTATGCGTGCCCGCCACCTCCGTTGGCGATCGCGCTGGCCGAGTTCTTCGTCGTGGTCTCACTGCCGACCTCGTACCTGTATGTTGCCACGCCATGTGAGACCTGCACGATCTTCTTTACCACGGTCGTGCTAACGGTCTTACCATGTACGTTATCGCGCGCCGAAATAATGTCGCCGATATCGACGTCGATATCGTCGTGCGCGTCGACCTCGACGCTGCCTCGGGTCTGGTACTCCCTGAGCTTCTTGCCGCCCTCCTCCTCGAGCTTCGCCTCGTCGGCGTTGCTGTAGTCGTAGAGCGCACATATCTCGTCGACTCCAAAGAGGCTCTGGGTGTGGCTGACGTTACCGGCCGTGTCCGCATAGAAATGGACTACGGCGCGGTTCTCGAGCTCGCCAGTACCTACACAGACCAGGTGATTGATACAGCGGTGAACTGAGGTCAGCGTGAAGTCCAAAAGGTCGGAATCGACCTTGTTCGCATAGTCTACAACGGGCGGCAGAGAGATTTCTACCTTACCGCCCTCGCGGCGCATGCCGACCTTGCGGCCATTGGCCTTCGCCATGGCCTTGAGGCCGCTGTAACCGTCTACGAATCTGTCAAAGGTGTAGCTTACCGACGTATCGTCGGAAGCGGCGGAGAACAGCCCAGAAAGCCCCATGCGCTCGATGAGCGACGCGAGCACATCGCTCGCCTTGCCGCTGACGGAGAGGTATCCGCTTCCCGAATCGGGGAGCAGGCGCTTACCTGCCAAAATACCGTGCCATGTGCGGCCCTTGCATAGAATTGAGCTGGATGCCTCCCTGCCGGCCTCGTAGCTCGCCTGGTCGACAACTCCGCCATACTCGGTGCCGTCAATGAACACAAATTGCCCCTCTTCGGGGGCTTCGCCCGCGCGGGCCTCCAATTTCAGTGCGTTCTCGTCGCTGCCGAAGGCTAGGTCGAGCTCGAATTCCTCGATTTCGCGAACATCTCCCACGGTTGAATCATGAACCACTAAGACCATGCGGGCTCGCCCTCCTCCTCGTACAAAGTCAAGTCGAAGCTGAAGCTGTTGTCCCACGAGATTTTGGACGTGCCGACGGGCACGCGCTCGAAGATGTACTCGCCAGAACCCACGCCGCCGCCTCGGTGCGCCTTGCTGAATGCGTCCATCGTGGTGCCGTCTGCGGCGACCACGGTGATGGTGCGCCGCAACGGGTCGATATCCATGTAACCGCCTTCGGGAATGGTCACGTCCACCTGGTACAGATTGCCAGCCAGGCGCACAGAAGGGTTGACCGCGGGCCCGTACATGGTAAACTTCGCGGGGCTGCCAGAGTAGTATGGGTTGATGACGTATTGCAGCGGTGGGGTCGCGCCTAGGTCGTACGGCAAATCATGTGGCAAGTCGAGAAACTCATAGTCCGCCGAATTCCGCACGGGCACGAACGCCGTCGTAGTCCCCCTGCGCCATACGCCGTCGAGCAAAACCAAAGTGAGCTTGGTCGCGAAGAAATCGTCACCGACGCCGTCCACCTCGGAAGCCACGACGAAACAACGCTGGAACCAGTCATTGACATAAATAGTGCCGGGCGTGCCCTTCTGCATGTCCGTGTCGGCACATCGGCGGAAAGCGTCAGCCTGTGCCATGTTTGCGAAAAACGCCTTGAATGAGACCTTGCGGGCACCGCGCGAGGCCGTGGCCAGTGCGCGATACCCGATTTTGTAGTCCCATTCGCGGCTAAAGAGGTCGTTCGGCTTACCGACATATACACCAGAATTGAGCGGGATGACAGTCCCCGCATTTGACTTGTATTTGATATCAAGCATACGCGACCGCCTTTCTCGCCTTGCGTCCGAACTCCGATTCACCCATAACGGGCGTGAACTCAGCGATGATGGATGGCAAGTTCTCGGCCAACCAGCTGATAACGGCCGATTCGCCGCCGGCAGTGCTGCTGACACCGGGCATGGCGATATCTTGTGCCGTTGAAATCATACCGCGCATCGCATTATCTGTAGACCTCAACAACACGTCGGCATCATCGTCGACACCGAGTGCCGCACCTTGCATCGTGTATTGGCCGATTTTACGGAACACACGTGACGGGGAGTGGATGCCGAGCAGGTTTTTTGCGGCATTGATGGCGTCGTCGACTGCACCTTTAACGCTGTCAATTAAACGGCCTGCGGCACTCGTGACACCGTTCACCATACCTTGAATAATGTTAGAACCGATCGATGTCACCTGGCCGGGTATAGACGCGAGGCCGTTGATGAGGTTACTTGCGAACTGCGACGCCGCGCTCGTGGCGTTGCTTGCGAACTGCGACACCCAGCCGACGACAGTCGAAATGACGCCGGAGAGCCATGACGCTACATTGCCCGGCAAGGCAGACAGGAACCCGGCAATTCCAGAAATGAATCGCGAACCGGCGTTTACCGCGTTTGCTGCCATGTTGGCGACCCACGCGATGACATTTGTGATGACCGTCGACAGAAACGCCGCGATGTTGCCCGGCA